CCTCAAGTCCATTTTCAAAGAACCTGGAAAATATGAATTTGATGAGACCAGCTTCTTATTTAACGAACAAGCTAGAGCCTTTAACAAGAACAGATTTTACTGTGCAGCCCCTGTTAGATCGAAAGACTTTATTCATTACTGGGATACAGAGAAGGAGAAATGTAGGATGGGGGTCATCTTCTTATCTAAAGGGAAGAGCTGGTACCTTAGTAGAGACTATTATATGTGGCTTAACTTCCTTCCAATCTACAATAAAGAGATTGCTAGGTTTGGATTCCCAGATGTAAGAGATGCTCAGTATCATATGGCCTTGTATGAAGACCTTGCAAAGTATTCATATAAGCATGTAGCTATTCTAAAGAAAAGACAGATTGCTTCTTCTTATTATCATGCGGCCAAGATGATTAATGGCTTCTGGTTTGAAGAAGGATGGGTTAATAAAATAGCTGCATCATTAAAAGACTATATTAATGAAAAAGGTACATGGAGATTCTTAGATGAATACAGAAACTTCTTGAATACTCACACTGCATGGTATAGACCATCACAACCTGATAAGACTTTCAACTGGGAACAGAAGATTGAGATTAGTCAGGGTGGTAGAAAGAAAGATGTGGGGTTAAAGTCTGTAATGCTTGGAGTAACTTTAGAGAAGGATCCAACCAATGGTGTTGGAGGTCCTTGCTCTTTCTTCTTTCACGAAGAGGCAGGTATTGCTCCAAGAATGAATGAAACACTAGAGTATTTATTACCAGCTTTGAAATCTGGTATGATCTACACAGGTATGTTTGCTGTTGCAGGATCAGTGGGTGACTTGGATCAGTGTGAACCACTGAGAGATGTCATATATAACCCTGATTCTAAGGATGTGTTAGGAGTGGAAACCAACCTAATGGATGATCAAAATCAGGTGGGTGTTTGTGGTTTATTCATACCTGAGCAATGGTCTATGCAACCATGTATTGATGAGTATGGTAACTCATTGGTGGAGAAAGCTTTAGAGATGATTTTTGAAGAAAGAAAGATTTGGAAGAAAACTCTAAAAGCTAATGATTATCAACTAAGGATATCTCAGAAACCAACTAACATACAAGAAGCATTTGCTACAAGGAGTGCATCTGTGTGGCCTTTACATTTAGTGACTCAACAGATAAGAAGGATAGAAGATAAAGAATATTACTGTGAGTCTGTAGAATTAGAATATGATGCTCAAGGTAATATAGAATCTAAACCTACTAAGAGATTACCTATATCAGAGTTTCCTATATCACCTAGAACAGAAAATAAAGAAGGTGCAATTCTTATATGGGAAAAGCCTATAAAAGATGCACCATTTGGTACATATTATGCATCAGTCGATCCTGTAGGTGAGGGTAAGACAACCACATCTGATTCATTGTGTAGTATATTTGTATATAAGAGTCCTATACAAATAACAAAAAAGAAATTAGATGGTAGTGTAGAGAATGCAATTGAGGGAGATAAAATAGTAGCATCTTGGTGCGGTAGATATGATGATCTTACTAAAACACATGAGACATTAGAGAAATTGATTACATACTATGGGGCATGGACAGTAGTAGAAAATAATATATCATTGTTTATTCAACATATGATACATAAGAAGAAACAAAAATACTTAGTACCTAAATCACAGATCTTATTCTTAAAAGATTTGGGTTCTAATAATAACGTGTTTCAGGAGTATGGTTGGAAGAACACAGGTACATTATTTAAGACACATCTTATATCTTATGGTGTACAATTCTTAACAGAAGAGATAGATCATGAGACAAAAGAGAATGGAGAGATTGTAAAAACTACTTACGGTGTTGAGAGAATTCCAGATCCTATGCTATTAAAAGAAATGCAGCAGTATAGAGATGGATTAAACGTGGATAGATTAGTTGCATTTTGTGCATTAGTATCATTTGCAAGAGTGCAGCAAGCCAACAGAGGAATGCCTCATAAGGTTGAAACTGAAACAAATCCTAGAAATAATTCGCAAAAGTCACCAAATTTCACTAAATTAGATAGAAACCCCTTTCGTAATATTGGAAGATCTGTTCCACGTGGAACAACCAAATTTGTAAAACAAGCATTTAGAAATATAAAATAATTAAGATATGGCATTAGTTATAAACGCAATGCAAGCTAAGGCTGGTGTGAAAGCTGATCACACTAGAATGGGCACATTAACTCAGCCAATACAATTCTTACCTTATACACAAAAAGATGGTGAGTGGGGTGCATGGAATATGGATTGGTTTGAGATGGAAGGTCTTAGACAAATTAGAAGAAATGCTCGCAAACTTTTAAAAAACTACAAGCTTGCAAATGGTATTATAGATAGAACAGATTACATAGTAGAAGAAGATAATCAATATGGAGATCTTATAGAAACTCTAACACGAGAAGATGCTTCTGCTTTAGAACTTAAATTCTATCCTATTATTCCTAATGTAGTAAATGTAATGTTAGGGGAGTTTGCAAAACGTACAGATAAAGTTCAATACCTCAGCACTGATGCATTTAGCTATAATGAAATGCTAGAGGAAAAAAGGGCTATGATTGAAGATAGTCTTGTTAAAGAAGCTGAGATGAAACTTGCAATGTCTATGTTAGAGCAAGGAGCAGATCCAGAGTCAGATGAATTTAAACAAGCATTATCTCCACAGAATATTAAGTCTCTCCCTGATATTGAACAATTTTTTAAGAAGGATTATAGATCTTTAGTGGAGCAGTGGGCCAATCATCAGCATGAAGCTGACACTGAAAGATTTAAAATGAAAGAACTTGAAATCAGAGGATTTAGAGATATGCTTGTGGGAGATAGAGAGTTCTGGCATTTTAGAATGGATGAAGATGACTATGAAGTAGAATTATGGAACCCAGTTCTTACATTCTATCATAAGTCTCCAGATATTAGATACATTTCTCAAGGAAACTTTGTAGGCAAAATAGAACTTCACACTGTATCTGACATCCTTGACAGATATGGATATTTAATGAACGATGAACAACTTAGATCTCTTGAAAGCATTTACCCTAAGAAAGCTGCAGGATACCCTATTCAAGGTTATCAAAATGATGGTACTTTTTATGATGGCACCCGTTCTCATCAGTGGAATGTTAGTTCTCCTAGTCTTGGCTTTAGGCAGTTTACTAGTGTTAATGATTACTTCTTGGCTGCTGGTGATGATATTATTACTCGCATTCTCAATGAAAGTGAAGACTTACAAGACTTTGGAACATACCAACTCCTCAGAGTAACTACTGTGTATTGGAAGTCTCAAAGAATGGTGGGACATCTAACTAGAATAGATCCTGAGACAGGGATGAAAATACATGAAGTAGTAACAGAAGATTATCAAATTACTGTTCCTCCACAGTACAATACATCTGTTATGAAAGTAAAAGATGACACTACTTTAATACAAGGAGAACACATTAAATGGATTTGGATTAATCAAGTATGGGGTGGATTAAAAGTTGGTCCTAACAGACCATCTTTCTATGGTAATGCTGACTACATGGGTATCCAACCTATCTATTTAAACATAGGACCAATGAAGTTTCAATTCAAAGGAGACTTTACTTTATATGGTTGCAAGCTTCCTGTAGAAGGATCAGTGTTTACAGATCGTAACTCTAGATCTGTATCTATGGTGGATAAAATGAAAGCATTCCAAATTGGTTATAACTTAGTTAATAATCAGATTGCTGATATCTTAGTAGATGAATTAGGTACAGTTATTATGTTAGATCACAATGCTTTACCTAAGCACTCAGCAGGTGAAGACTGGGGTAAAAACAACTATGCTAAAGCATATGTTGCTATGAAAGATTTCCAAATCTTACCATTAGATACTAGCATTACTAATACAGAGAATCCATTAGGATTTAATCATTACCAAGTATTAAACCTTGAACAAACTCAAAGAATGATGTCAAGGATTCAACTTGCTAATTACTTTAAACAACAAGCTTATGAAGTGATTGGGATTACTCCTCAGCGTATGGGGCAGATTAATTCTCAAGAAACTGCAACAGGTACAGAGCAAGCAATGAATGCAAGTTACTCACAAACAGAGATGTACTTTGTACAACACTCTGAGCATTTAATGCCTAGAGTACATCAGATGAGAACAGACTTGGCCCAGTATTATCATTCTAATAGACCATCTGTAAGATTATCTTATATGACATCTAAAGATGAGAAAGTTAATTTTCAAATTAATGGTACTGAGTTATTATCTAGAGAGTTAAATGTATTTGTATCCACTAAGGTTAATCACAAACAAGTGATGGAGCAAATCAAACAAATGGCTATACAGAACAATACAGCTGGTGCTAGTATCTATGATCTTGCTTCAATTGTTAAAGCAGATTCAATGGCGGAGGTTACACATGCTATGAAAACTATTGAGGAGAAAACAAATGCTCAGCGTCAAGAGCAAATGCAGCATGAGCAACAAATGCAACAGCAACAACTTGAAGCTCAGCAAGCTGCACAAGAAGCTCAACAGAAATTTGAAGCTGAACAGAAAATGTTGGATAGACAAACTCAAATTGATGTTGCTGAGATTAAAGGAGCTGGTTATCAGACAGGTGATGTTAATGCAAATGAGCAAAGTGATTACTTAGACTCTCTACAATACTTAGATAAGAAAAGACAGGCTGATGAAGAAATGAATTTAAGACGCGAGCAAGAAGTCAATAAGAATAATAGAGAAGCTCAGCACATTAGTTTAAAACAACAAGAGTTACAAACAAGAAAAGAAATTGCTGAAAAACAACTACAAGTTGCTAAAACTAACAAGAATAAATACGATTCAAAAAGTAAAAAATAAACTTAGTGATATAATGCAATGATTTTAAAAGTAAATTTTGGCTGATAACCTTTTAAAGTTTAAAATTGCATATATTAATAATAAGGAACAACCCTAAAACCAACAACATATGAGTTCCCAAGAAAACAATACCCCAGATTTAAACCTGGATGAGTTCTTACCAATGCCAGGTGCTGATGATATTCTAACAGCACCAGAGTCTGCAAAAACAACAGTGTTCTCTAAACCTAAAGATTTAGATACCACTTTCTTAGAAACAAAGGCTGCTATTGCTGCTGATGCTGGAGAAAAAGAAGAACCTAAGATAAATGTAGAAGCTGCTAAAGAAGCTTTAACACAAATCTTAGATAATGATCTTTTAGATGAGGATACAAAGAGTAGTCCAGGTAGACCAAAGGTTGACAAGTCAGGCTTAGTAGATACATTCTCTAAGCTAATTGAAGAAGGTATGATTGTACCTTTTGATGATGAGAAACCATTAGATGAATACTCTACAAAAGATTGGAAGGAATTACTCCAAGCCAATTTTGAGGAGAGAGAAAATAAAGTAAAGCAGCAAGTGCCTGCATCGTTCTTTAATAGTTTACCTGATGAACTGAAAGCTGCATATAAGTATATTTCAGATGGTGGTGAAGATTTAAAAGGATTATTTAGAGCTCTTTCTCATGTGGAGGAAGTGAGACAATTAGATCCTCGTGATGAGCAAGATCAAGAACAGATTGCTCGTCAATATCTTAGAGCTACTAACTTTGGTACTGAAGATGAGATCGAAGAAGAGATTGAAACTTGGAAAGATCTTGGCAACTTAGGAAAAAAGGCTAATCAATTTAAGCCTAAATTAGATAAGATGCAAGAGCAAGTGATTAATTATCAATTGCAACAACAAGAACAATTCAAAGTGCAACAGGAAGAAGCTGCAAATCAATACATTGATAATGTCTATGTAACACTTAAAGATGGACATTTAAATGGATTGAGATTAGATAAGAAGACTCAGGCTTTCTTATTTACAGAGCTTACTCAACCTAAGTATCAATCTTTACAAGGAAAAGGAACTAATTTACTTGGCCACTTACTTGAGAGATATCAGTTTGTAGAACCAAGATATGACTTAGTTGCTGAAGCATTGTGGTTGTTAGCAGATCCTACTAGTTATAAATCACAAATTATGCAAGCAGCTAAAAATGAAGTTGCTCAAGATACTGTGAGAAAGTTAAAAACTGAAGAAGCTAGAAAATTATCTTCAACACAAATGACTGAAGATGAAGATAGAAAACCAGCAAAAAGAACTATACCAAGACAACAAAATATATTTAAAAGATAACACATTAACCTTTAATAACACTTAAACACATTTAGAAAAAATGGCTACACCAGTAATGAACAATGGCCTCTTCTTGCGCGATACTCAGTATCAAGCAAGTTCTCATGTTGACAGTTACCATCTTGTCAATATGTTACGAGGCACAGAACCGATGGACATGGGTCCTGTGGACCTTTGGGCAATGGCTCAAAAAGTAGAGATGCCTCTTTATCAGATGGCTTCTTTTGGAGGTAAGAATACTATTTTAGTAGACAATCCTCGTGGAGAATACAAATGGCAAACTCCAACAGTACAAGATCTTCCTTACATCGTTGATGATTTAGAACAAGGACCAGTAGGAGCAGATGGTGTTACTTTCAAAATCAAATTGAACAAGCGTATCTTTGGTCATGGTGATATTATCACTTATGATAAGTACAATGGTATGGAACTTTATATCACAGCTGATGATATTATCCCAGCAGGTGATGGTTTCATCTACACTGTTCAATTAGTAAACAATGATAATGCTGCTACTTTATCTGCATTATACAGAGAGCCAGGAACTAAATTCTTCAGAAAAGGTTCTGCTCGTGGTGAGTATGGTGAGAGATTTTCTGACATCTCTGTACAGACAGGTTTCCGTGAGTACTATAACTATGTTGGTGGTGCTGAAGCTCATGTTCACTATTCAATCTCTTCTCGTGCTGAGTTGATGATGAAAGGTGGATTAAATGCAGATGGAACACTTCCTGTTACTGAGATCTGGAAAATGTTTGATAAGAACATGGATCCTTCAATTACTTCATTAGAGACAATGGTTTCTAAAATGGGTAAAGAGTATGTGAAGCGTGCTTATGACAATGGTACTTTAACAAGATCATTTGTTACAGCTCTTGAAGCAGCTCACTTAAGCAAGATTGCTACTGACATTGAAACTTACTTAATGTGGGGACAAGGTGGTAGAATTAAGCAAGATGGTCCAGATGATATCAGATTATCTGTCGGTCTTTGGAAGCAGTTAGATAGTGCATTCAAGCGTATCTACAACAAAGGTCAATTCTCTCTTGAATTATTCCGTGCTGAGATCTTCAACTTCTACAATGGTAAGGTTGAGTTCAAAGGACCAGATCCTAAGCGTGAACTTATTGTTCAAACAGGTATTGGTGGAATGAAGCTTGTTAATGAGGCTATCAAGCGTGAGGCTATCTCTGCAGGTTTAGTAATCAATGCTGGTACTAATGGTGGTGGTGGTATTGGAGCTATCACTGGCCAAGGCATGGACTTGAACTTTGGATTTGCATTCACTAGCTACACAATTCCTTTCTTAGCAAATGTGAAGTTTGTATTGAATCCAGCGTTTGACAATGTTCATACTAATGACATTGAAAACCCAATGATTGATGGATATCCATTATCTTCTTACAACTTTATCATCTTTGATATCACTGATAACACAAATGATAATATCTTCTTATTGAAACTTTCTTGGGATAACCAATTAAAATGGTTCTACCAAAATGGTACAATGGATTACATGGGAAGAACTCAAGGATTCCAATCAAATGGAGTATTCAATGGTTATAGAGTTTACATGACTCAAACAATGCCAGCTATTTGGGTGAAAGATCCAACTAAGGTATTGAAGATCGTTATGAGAAACCCTATCACAGGAGGCTCATTCTAATAACAAAAGAATCAGAGGGAGAGCCACAAACTCTCCCTCTTTTTTCTTATCATTGTAACATAATAAAAATTAAATCAAATGGGATACTTCAAATTATTAAATAAAATATTTCCAGCATCTCCAGATGCTATCTTAAAAAGATCTACAGATGCAGAAGCAGCATTAGCTAGAATGGCTCATGTTAACACTATTGTAAATGATCTTAGTGATCTTGCTCACTATGAATTAGATGTAGATGTCACAACTACTTTAGCAATTAATACTAATAAAGGAATTATTGATGTTATCAATTGGGATACAGTAGTTCCTGATGAAGGGTTTCAAACTCATGTGTTAATCACTTTAACAAATAATCCAGTATTAAATATTGCTAATAAAGAGAACATATATGTTCAATTAACTCCATATTATGGTGCAGCTGCAGGTGATGAATTTGTTCCTTACATGTTAGTTTCAGGAGCTGTTGATGGCCTTAATATTAAGATCTATAATGCAAATCCTATAGTAGGATTAAATCAAGGTGAAGGATCTTTCTATTTTTACTATGAAATTAAAACATTGTAATAATGCCAATAAAGAAACTAATTCCTAAAGTACCTGATCCATATATTCCAAAGACTGATCAAGCTCAGCATTGGCCAGCTTGCTTTGGACACATTAATTATTTGATTGAAGAAATCAATAATAATCCTTCAGGTGGAACAACAAATTCCACTAATTATAGTGAAGAAATTATTATTACAGGGACTCAAGTTGCTGCTGGTTTATTTGAATTTGATATAAATACTCCACAAATGAATCAGTTAATTGCTGATGGAAAATGTTTAGTAGTGACAGGTGGAACAGTAATTGTTAGTCTTGCAACACCACATGTTATTTCAGCAACAGCAGTTCCATTTTATATTGGAAGAAATGATGGTGTACAATGGAAAAATTGTTTTATTGTTACAGGAGGTCAAAATTATTTTCCTGTAGGTGGTAGTACTGTTTCATCAATTCAATATAAAGCTGGAAACACTGAGGCTACATATAATGTAACATTGACAGGTATTCAAAAAATTCAAGTTACTGCAATTGGTGGTTTAGCATTAAATCCAGCAGATAATATAAAAATCATATTAGAATACAAAGCAGTAGATATATCATGGATTTTAAATCCATAAATCAATAAATAAAACCAACAAAAACCAACAAAAAATGAGTGTAACAATTGTAGAAACAACCCCAGTAGGTAAACAGTACACAAGTACTATTGCCATTAGACCTTATGTTGATCCAACTAAAAGCAACATGGGCTTAGAAAAGTATGACTTAGCTTTATTTGATGGAGTGTTCCACGAGGAACAATTAGCTTGTCTTGAGATTAATGGAATCAAGAGATGGGTTACAGGCCTTAATGAATTTGCTCCTGAGATTAAGAAGTTACCTACAGAAGAAAGAGAGGCAGCTGCTAAAGAAATCAGAAACATTGTTTCTAAATTAGAAGCAGAGATGGCAACAAATTTTGTTGATCCTGATGACAAAGATTTCTGGAATAAGATTAAACTTCTTTCTCCAACTAATGATGAGTTTTGGGGAAGAATTGTAATCAGAATAGGTAATGAGCCTGTATTTTTAAATACAACAGATGTACATGATCTTATTAAGTTAAGAGCAATTGAAGCTGGTGGATTTAGTATTGTAGCTAAAAGTTTAGATGTAGCTAGAAAAGGTAACTATAAGTTTTACTTAGATAAGTTTGAAGAGACTGCTTCTATTAAAACTGAGGTTAAGAAGATTAGAAATAAAGCTCTTGCGGAGTTAGAGAAATTATCTAACAAGAATGTAAACAAACTTATGTATGTATGTAAGGTTGTTGATCCTAATAGTCCTCAATATAAGAAGTCAACTCCCACTGATGTTATGTATGATAACATGGATAAATACATCAATGGAGAAACTGTTGAAACAAATAAGAAGCAAACAGCTCAAAGATTCTTAGATATTGCTAATCTAGATATGGAGACATTAAAGATTAGATCTATTATCAAAGATTCTTCTTATTATAAATTAATTGTTACAAGAGGTGATGGTTTTATCTACCATACAGAATCTAATACTTTGTTAGGTAAGAATCCATCAGAAATCACTGAATTCTTAAAGAACCCTCTACATGAAGACATCTTAATGAGTCTTACAAAAGGTGTAGAAAAATATTGGAATAACTAATGACAAACGCACAACTCCAAATAAAAATCAAAGAGAGGCTAAATAAATTGGCCTCTCTAGATTATGATAACTTTGAATGCTGGCAGATAGTTGAAGCATTTAACAAGGCTCAATTGGAATGGGTGCGAAGACAAATTGGTGGCTACAATCAAAAGCAAACAGGTGATGGTTCTACTAAGATTAACTATGATGATACTCAGAAGTTAATCACTACAGTATCATTAAATGGTATGAACTATGCAGATAATTGGGTATCATTACCTTATCCAGCAGACTATATGAATTATACTTCATTGTATGTAATGGCTAAGAGTGATTGCTGTCCTGATAGAAATATCATTGTTTACATGGTAGATAAGGCTGACTTATATGTAATCTTAAGAGATGCAAATAAGAAGCCAAGCTTTGAGTGGGGTGAGACAGTAGCTTATTTAGCTGGCAATGAATTTACTGTTTATACAAATGGTGAATTTGAAGTAACCTCTGTAGATCTTACTTATTATAGAAAACCTATACCAGTAGAATTTCAAAATTGTATTGATATAAGTACAGGTTTACCTGGAATAGATGTTCCTTGTGAGTTTAAAGATGATATTGCTGAGATATTAGTGGACAATGCTGTGGCTATTTTAGCAGCCGATATAGAATCATTCAATCAATATACAAGAGCTAGTACCTCTGTACAAAATAATACATAATGGAAAAACCTATTATAAAAAGAGTGTTAAGAACTATGTCTAAAACTACTTCTGATTCAGAAGCAAGTGAGACTATAGCTAAGCCTACAACAAAAAATAAAAATATCCTTTTATCTGATGAATGTCTAAATCATCTTAATTATAGAGTTCAACAAGAAGAATATTCTGGTAGAATTTATCTATCTATGTCTTTATGGCTAGATAATAATGGCTATGTGAATGGAGGAAAGTTGTGGAGAAAATACTCTGATGAGGAAATGAAACACGCAGATCTTGCTAGAGAGTATTTACTAGCAATGGGTGTGCAGCCAGCAACTGCAGAACTAGAGCAGCCTGAGCAAAACTTCACAGGATTACCTCAAATCATTAAAGATTCTTATCAGCATGAGATTGATGTAACCACTCAAATTAAAGAATTATCTTCTCATGCTTTGAGCATGGGAGATCATATGTTATATCAACTTGGTTTAGAATATCTTAAAGAGCAAGTAGAAGAACATGCTAAGATGCAGAACTGGATGGATCAATTGCTTGCATTTGGTGAAGACAAGATTGCAATGAGATTGCTTGACCATGAAATGAAAGATTACTTATAAAAATTTGGATAATTTAAAATAATTGCTTATATTCTATTATATCTTATTATAAACCCTTTAAAAACAAAAAACTATGTATTTTAATCATGCCTATCAGAAAACCCTGATTGCAACAGATGGAGGTATCTACACTCCAGCTCAACCAGCACCGCCTGCAGCACCTATTACATCTATTAATGTACCTGCAGGTGCAGTTTCAGTTATAGCTAGTCTAACAACAACTGGAACTAATCCATTTAGTGCAAACACAGTAATTGACATTACTGACAATTCACCACTTACTTTTACACTTCAGGATTTACCAATGGTGTATTTAGCTCAAGGTTCTATCAACACAGTTGATAAACTTGGTCCATTTGCAGGTGGTTACAAAGAGTCTGTAAAGACTAAAGGAATTAATCCTAAGTATGTATCTAGATTCTTCTACAATGTACCTACGTGTCCAGTAGCAGAAATTACTAATGTATGTGCTTGTGGTCCAGATGTTCAATGTGGAACTTCTTACTATTTACGTGTTGATGTTAAAGGTTCTCCAGCATTACGTTTCTTAACTCACAATGCTTATAGAACTTATGCATCTGACAACATTTGCTGCCCTGCTGATCCTAATGATCCAACTGCAGTAGATCCAATGAGAATATTTACTGATTGGGCATGGCAGATCTTAAGAGATCCGATTATGAATAATTTCATTGCTCCTGAAATTACTTGGGCTACTGGAACATTATCATATCAAGATGCTCAAGATTGGTGGGCTGCAAATCCATTAGATACACCTGCTGATTTATTCACGTATATCCAAACTACTGCTAATGTTACTACAGGTACTGGTTATGTTCCTGGAACAACTGTTTCTACAGAAATGTGTATTAAATTACATGGATCTTATGTAGATACTCAATTTGGTACTTGTTCATTCCATCCACAAGATTTCTATGAATTAGCACCAGTTAAAATCTATGCTTCTATCACAGATCAACAAGGAGATCCTTGTGTAGACCAAATCTTCTGTACTGAAAATGCAGCTACACAAGCTAAACAAGGTAATGGATATGGACACAAATATCTTCGTGATGCTATCTTGTTCAGACGCTACATGCAAGAACAATATGTATATGATCCAAGATTACGTGAAGTAATGAACCAAGATCAAGTTTATAACTACATTGTTGGTACTAACTTCTACACAGCTTATGGAATCTTACATAGTGTGCCTCGTTTCAACAACCCTACTAGTACATTTGATAATGATCAATATTTGATCACTATTGTGATGCCATCTGATGGTTGTACTGAGAACACTCGTAATGAAGATTTTGAACTTTGGATGAATCAATACCTTGCTCTTGCAGGTAATGGGGTTCAATTAGAAGAAGCAATCTAATCATAGTTATAATCCTAAGAAGGGGGAGTGGGAGTTTTTACTCTCCTTCCCCTTTCTTATTTTAAAAAAATTCACTAAATTATAATAAGAGCAGTATACAATGGCACTAAAACACCAATTATCCTTAAACATAGTCGATGGTTGTAATCCTAATAATTTTACAGTTATTGACACAAGCAATTATGCAAGTGGAGTACCAGTGACTTGTCCTACTCTTGCTATAACAATTCCAGGCACAAGTGGGCCACTGTACTTTAGTCAAGGTACATTACCGCCTCCAAGTGCAAACCCTGATGATGTATATCATTTGCTTCCCACAAACCCAAATCCTTACACAGGAACTCCAAAGTTTGTATTTACAATAGATAATATATTTCTATGTATTCAAAGTGTTGGAGACACATTATCTAATCTTCCTGATGGATTATGGACAATTGAATATTGTGTTAAGCCTTGTGCTACTTCATCTGCAAAATATTATTATCTTCGAACCACACTCGCTCTTAATAAATATGCAAGTTTATTATGCAAATTGAGACTTAGTGATTGTCTTCCTTCAGCAGAAACATTGAGAATGATTGATGAATTACATGTAATCAAAATGTATCTTGATGCTGCTAAAGCAAAAGTAGAAATATGTCATGCTCCTAAGGAAGGACAAGCTATGTATGATTATGCAATTAAGCTTATGAATAATTGGGAGAGAACGTGCTGCTCAAATTGTTAACAACTTAAAACCAACATAACAAATGGCAATTTCATGTCCTAACTGTGGTATCCCATGCACTGGTTGTGCAGGAGCCAAAATCACAACAGCTTCTAATGGTACTAAATGCTGTACTAAATGTCTAGCTAGATTAGAAGCAACAATTAAAGCTAACCAGCAAAATCAACAAACACAAAAATGAGTTGCACAATCACACTTTCTACTCCTACTGATGTTAAGATTGACATCATGTTATCTAACGAAGCTATGAATAGATATAAGCGTGATATGTATGGCATGAGTACCTGCAAGATAGGATATGATTATTCCTATCTTGCAGATCTCAAGTTTTTACTTGAATACACAGCTTGTGCAGAAGCTTCTTGCAATTGTTATTGCAATTGCTCCTATACATCAATCAAAGAAAAAATAAATACACTTTAATATATGCAACCATTAGGTAGTTCAGGTAATAATAATCAATTAGGAAAATGTTCAGAGACTAGTTCCAAATGTGTCATTTGGGATGGGCCAGATATTAATTGTCTTGGTGTTAATCTATGTAAAGGACAATCAATAGAGGTAGTTGTATATCATACAGCTAAAGCACTTTGTGATTTACTAGACATGCTTAATATCAACATGATTGATCTTGCATGTCTAACTCCACCTGCTGGAGGAACAGCTCCTCAAAATATTCAGGAGCTTACACAAGTTATTATTACTAAGTTATGTGAAATAGATCAAGAAGTAAATATTTTACAGAATACAGGATCTGTTCCTACATATGTAGATCTTCCTGACTGTGATGCAATTATTGCAAATTGTCCTGCAGAAGATGCAAATGGTGATCCAATCACTCTTTCATATACAGATAGTAATGGCAATGAGGTAACTAAATTGTTACTTATTAGTGCTGATGGTCAAACATCTCCTGCAGTACAATACTTTGCAACTCTAATTTGTGAGTTATTCTGTAGAATGACAACAGCTGAGTCTGAAATTGCAGACTTAAGAGCTGATGTAGATAATCTAATAAATCAAGCTGCTGGTGCATTACCTTCAGTGGTTGTTCCAGATTGTGTTAATAATAACACAGCTCCTCAACCAATGGTTGATCCTAATGATCCTACTGTTGGTGCAATTCCTGATATGGCAATTTTACTTTGCGATATCAAAGATGCGTTGGTAAATGGAAACCCTCTTTCTACATTAACAAGTTATAACATTAATAGTAATGCAGATTGTAATACAACAATTGATACAGCAGTTCCATTAGGGCTATATCCTGCAATGTCTCCTCCACCAGCTACACTTGGTGAGTTAGGAGCTATTGCAAATGCTTCAACAGTACAAGAAGTGTTAACAAATATGTGGGTTGCTATTTGTGATCTTAGAAACTTTGCAAATATTGTAAAGACAACATGCTGCCCAAGTTTATGTGCAGCTGTTGACTGGGATGTAGCTGCAGGATTACCTCCATCATCAGGAGGTTCTAGAAGTACTTTATGGGTTATTCTTGCTGGTGGTTTTATTGATTGGTATGGTGCTAATATATCTGCGAATTCTAGTGTACCTACTCCTCCAGGTTTTGGAGCAGGTCCATTAACAACATATGATGGTAATTTACCATACACTATTACTATACAAGATGCATCTGGTAACACTTCTACTTTTATAGATACTCCTGTTTCTGATTTATTTATACCAGGTAATTACAAAGAACTTATAAATTTATTAGTTCCTTCAGGATCAAATCCTGCATTAAATCCACTTGATAATTGGGATTTAAACATATCAGGATATATTGTTGCACCAGATTATTCTATTTGTAATTATAGTTTAGATTTAGTAATTCCTGCTATTTGTGATATTCAACCATTGTCAACTCTTAGTACAGTTGCTGTTGGTTTTGATGGAGTAACTGTTTCATATACACCACCACCACCACCATGGCCTTCAGGAGGAACAATTGCTGAATATTTTGAAATTGCAGTTTATGACTCAGCAACTCCAATTGGCGGAACTCCATTAGCAATTGGAACAATAGATTATGCAAATTATCCTAGTTCTTACTTATACATCTATTCTAATACAGATAATGTATTGCCTTTAGGAGATTGTTTAGGTGGTTGCCCTAATTTCTTTGAAACAGATGTAATTCTTCCTAATTCATCATATTACATTGCTATAAGAATTTTATACAACTGTGGGGCTAGTAGTTGGACAACTACTGCACCATTTACAACATATATTCCAATTGAAATTACATTATCATCATCAGCATCAGATGCTTGTGTAATGGATGGAGATCTTACTTTAATTCCTCAATCTACAGTTCCTCCTGGTGATCTTTCTCAAAACTTTGGAGATACACTTCAATTCATACCTAATCAAACAACAATTGTAACTGTATTTGCTAAAGAAGGTACTGAATTTGGATTTGCATTAAATACTCCTTATATAACAGATGTTCCTGTAACTACTACACCATGTGATATAATTGCAGGTACAAGATGTTGGGGACCTCCTTCATTGTACAAGTATCAATCAGGTGGTACAGCTGGATTATACTTTACAGATCTTGAAAACGTATATACTAAAACAGGATGTTATGATTACATTGATTGTCAAATCTCAGGAGATTCTACATATCTAGGATATACTGGTCCTACATCAATAGATAATATTATTAATGGTGGTGGTCCAGCAACACAGCCTGGAAATGCAAGTACTATCTTAGATAACACACCTACACCTGTTCCTTCACCAACTTATTATCCTCTTGTTATTCCTGTTGGATATGATCCTAATGTAGATCCTAATCCAATTCAGATCTCTATAAATCCAGCATTACATAGATTAAATAATGCTGCAAGTCCTAATTTAAAAGTTATAATTAAAGATACTAATGGATATCTTGCAGATAATAGTTTAATTTATTTCCCTGGACCAAGTGTTCAAAATACTCCAGGAGTAGCTTTAGGTGTACCTATTACATTAACTTATAACACTAAAACACTTGCATGGGGTGTAGGTAATTATCTTACAGCTAATTCAAGACCTACAACCTATACTTCTAATTTTACTGATAATTCTCCACTTACACCTGTAGGTGGGCCTGTTGGAGTTCCTGTATTCTTGAAAATAATAATTCAAAAATGGAATGGAACAAATTATGTAACACCTGCAAATTCAGTGTATTATGTTACATCTGATTGGTTAAATGCTGGTTTATCAAATATTGGAACAACTGGATTTACAATGACAGGTATTGGTTTACAACTTAGAGATAAAATTACAATTGAATGGTCTTCTGGAGTTGAGAATAATAATCAAAATCCTGATTATCAAGCAATTTCAGGAGGACCTGGTGCAAGTAGTAATACATATGGTAAAGTAACTATTACACAAGATCCTTATCCTGGTGTATTAGGACCACTTGTGGCATGTGATACCAAAGTTCATGCAGATTACGATTATTGTAAAATAGGTGTAGCTGGATTTGGGGCAGGTTGTTTCTTATGGGGAAATACTACATATTTTCCTGCAGCTGCTGCTAATTCGTCAACAAATAAAATAATTGAATTTGTTGTTACAGGAGATTCAACTATAGAATGGGAAATATCAGGTTCATCATTATCATGTTAATTAACATATAACACACTAAAAAATGTCAAATAATAACAACTGTCAACAATGTGCTCCAGTACCTACAGTACCACTAGCACCACCACCTACTTGTCCTGCAACTGCTGCCTGCGAAGATTATGTTCTCAGTGATTGTGTTCTAAGTACAGTAGACTCTAATTGTCAACTTACATATACACAACCAAGTGGTAATACAACTACTGTTGGTGTAGACATAAATGTAAATACGACATTAACAACTGTATATCAACAACTTACTACTACAGCTTGTCCCACTAATCCTGATGTGATTGGTGGTACATTGTTTCAGATAGAAAATGTACCAATGCTATTTGAAATGTTTTCTAATTTGGTTTGTATGGTGGATTGTGGTGTTCCTTGTGATGCTATAACATCAGTTGAGCAAGTAACATTTACAAATATCACTGACACTGGATTTTCTATAAATTGGTTTGGTCTAAAAGATTATAATTATAGCATTAGAATGAATGATAGCAATTCTTCTCCTGCTACTTTTTATACTTGGCAAACACAAAATCCATTAAGTGGTAATGCATCTTTTGCAGTAAATACTTCTGCATTTAGTGAGAATGTAGGTGGTGTTGTAACCACACCTCCTCCTGCAATGGAACTTCCTTCAAATCATTCGTTTGAAGTTTACATTACTGCAGAGTTCGGAGGAGTGTCTTGTGAGACTGGTCCATTTACCATATTAACACTTCCTTCTTCATCTTGTATTTGTAACAATACACTTACTGTTACTCCTGCTAAACAAAGTGGTACAGTTGATCCATTAGAATTAGCAATTGGAATTTTAACTATAGGTGATGTTCCACTAGGATACAATGTGTTAGTTCAAGATAGCACAGGCGCATGTGTACTTAATTGTCCTAATGGTGTATTTGTTCCTTATGCTCCAGATCCTGTAACTAATCTTACTTACTTCACAGCTAATATGCCTTCAGGTGGTGATTACTCAGTAACTGTAACAGCAATTTGTACATTAGCTCCATTATGTGATGGAGATGTTCAACAAGTAATTATTCCTGTACCAGATACACTTTCTTGTGCAGCACCTGATATTACTTCAATAGTTGTAAATCCTTAAACTATGGCAAGTACAACAACATATGATGTAAAATATGAAATACCAGTGGGAGCAGCTACAATAGCTGCTCTTACTTTGGCTTTTAAATCAAATATTGCTGGGGTTTGGTCTACAGTAAATACTATTACAAACCCTGCAATTAACACTGTCTATACCTATACAACTGCTCCACTGTTATCTCACAGAATTTATAGTGTAAGAGTATCTACATTATGTCCTGGTAGTTTGACTCCTCAAATTGGTGATTATCAATACTTAATTAATCCAACTGCTGCTGTTCCTCTTGTAGCTACTGCTGCAGCAGGACCTTCTATTGATGTGAGTTGGGATTGTTACATTGATCAATTGAGTGGAGATTCTTTAAAAGAGTATATCTTAGAATATAAAGATGTATTGTCTATAGGTCCTTGGTATAGTATTACAATTCCAAAAAGTACAATACTAACTTATTGGGGTACTAATCCTTACCCAGGATATGCACTAAATGTTACAACAGGTGTTACTGCAGCCACTGATTTTGATGTTAGAGTTACTGCAGTACTCAGATATGATTATATAACACTAACTGGTACACTACCTACAGAGGTGGTGGTTCCACCAACAACAATAACTGTAAGCATTCCATAATGTCAACTTGGTCTATAACAGAATCTGATGTATTAACAATTACCTTAAACTATGGTGATTTAGAATACGCTATTCGTAAATCAGATATGTATTATGAATCATATGAGTCTTATACTATTTTAGCAACTTTTAATAAGTTTGTTTATAACAAATTTGTAGTAAATCCAAGAGACATTGTTCCAACTTGTTACATGTTAGATTGGAAAGATTGTACATTTCCTATTGCAACTGATAGAGATGATTTATTAGAGCAATTAATCAAAATGCTTCAAAGTGGTTCTGATACAAAAGTTCAGAAAAATGGAGTAGACGTAGGGCAAGAACCAACTTTAAACTTTATTGAAGGAACTAATATTACAATTACTGCAGTAGATGATCCTACAAATAATAAAGTAGATGTTACTATTGCTGCTTCAGGTGGAGGTGGTGGAGTTACAGCAGTAACAGCAACAGGTCTATTAACTTCTAGTGGAGGAACTACTCCTGATATTTCTTCTTCAGTTGATAAAGGAAAGTTAGTAGGTAGAAACTCTGTGACAGCAGGTATAATGGAAGAGATTACTGTAGGGTCAGGTCTTACTTTATCAGGCACTACTTTGAGTGCTAATGTTAGTGGAAGTATTACTAAAGGAACGGCAGCAGGAACTGATACTTACACAACTACTATTACAGGAGTAATAGGCTATGCAGATGGAGATTGTTATCTGATTAGGTTTATCAATGGTAATACAACAAGTGCAACTATTGATATTAATGGATTAGGTGCGGTTGCATTATACAGAAACAATGATGGTGCATTAATTGGTGGTGATATTGTGAATGGGGCAGAGATGCTATTAGTATATAATGCTACATTAGTAGGATTCCAATGTATAGGTACAGCACCTAACACTCTCCTTGCGTATGTAACCAATGCTGAATCTATCACCATCAACAAAGGTCAACCTGTATATGTATTCGGTGGACAAGGAGATAGAATAAAAGTTAAGTTAGCATACAACACAACTGATGGAACATCTGCTCAGACAATTGGTGTAGTTCAATCTACATCTATTGGTGCTAATCAGAAAGGACTTGTTATAGTACAAGGACAATTAGATGGACTTACATTGTTTCCAACAGCTACATGGGCAGATGGAGATTATATCTACTTAGGTGCAACAGCAGGAACTATTACCAATGTAAAACCATATGCTCCTAATCATTTAGTTTATCTTGGTTATGTTACTACTGCATCAAATGGTGCAGCAGGAAGAATGTATGTTAAAGTACAGAATGGTTATGAGTTAAAAGAGTTGCATGATGTACAAGCTCAGAGTCCTGCAGATAGAAATACATTATATTTTGATAGTGCAGTTACACAATGGAAAACTGCATCTATTGCGACAATATTAGGTTATACACCTGTTAGTCCTGCATTATTGATTAATACAACAGCACCTTTAACAGGTGGTGGTAGTTTAAGTTCTGATAGAACTCTTGCTATTACTCAAGCAACAACATCAACTAATGGTTATTTGAGTAGTACTGATTGGACTACATTTAATAGCAAACCTAATTATGTTACAGCAGGTTATTGGAACTTAGGAGTGCAAGGTGGTGGCAGTTTATCTACTATCTCATTACCTGGAAACATAATTAAATTTTACAAAATATACATAGCAAATGCTATCACTGTTACAAGGCTTGGGTGCAATGTAACTAATGCAGGTACAGCAGGAAGTAGAGGAAGACTTGGAATTTATTCAGATGTAAATGGTTACCCTAGTGCTTTAATATTAGATAGTGGTGAATTTACATGTGATTCAATAGCAGGAAAAACTTTAACAGGTCTAAGTGGAACTTTACCAGCAGGAGTAGCATGGTTATGTTCAGTAAATAACTCTGTAGCAAATGTTACATTTAGCAGTCATCCAGTATCTAACTTATATCCATTAGCCAGCTTAGCACCTGCTGGCGGAAACAATGCTAATTATACACATTATAGTGGCACATTTACTTATGCAGCACTTCCTGCAAATACTAGTGCATTAACTTTATCATTGTTAACTACTACAGTACCAGCAGTATATTTTTACTCATAATGGCAAGAATAGAAACATATACTTTAAATCCTATAACAGGAGAACAAGAACTCACAAATGTTGAGATAACTCCTGATGTAAACTATGAGACATCAGGCTTTGCTGATATTGCACTAGGTAAAGTAACAGTAAATACTTTCAATGCAGGCAAGGCTGTATTGATAACAAGAAATCAAGATACTACCACTTTAATTGGTAACTTATATGTATATTCTCCTAACACCATTCCTAATGTAAGTTTTGAGATACGCAGTACTAACATAAATGACAATGGTACAGTCTATTGGCAAATAGTTGAATAAATAAATAAAAGATAAAATGGATATTACACTAACTTGGGCCCTCCCTATAAATCAATTACCAACTGATGAGTATGATGTACTATACAAAGTATGGGATGCCAGTGGATTAAATAATTGGGTACTTGCTAATACAACTCCTCTTCCTTCTACAACAACTACTTATACAATTACAGGATTAAATCCTAATACAATCTATAGAGTAGCTGTTACTAAGTCTTGCGTAGGTGGGGGATCTTATGTAGATGAAGCTACCTATATAAATATAGTGTGTCCTATAATATCATTTTGGCAAGGGCCAGTTGTAAACTCAGAACAAACTATGTTTTATTCTGTAAACTATCCTGATGCCACTCATGTAACAAATACAGAAATACTTGTATATGATACTACATTTGATGATAGATTTTTAGATGATTGTGGTGCTGGCCCTACTGCCATACCTATTGGTAGAACATCTTATCAAATAGCAGATGGCTGTACTACACCAAATATTGTAAGTTGTGTTAAGCAAATTCTAGATTATACTGTACCAAATACAGGTGCATCAGGTGTGGGATACTATGGATTAGACACTATGGTGGGATTTAATCCTTTCTTATGTGATGGTACTACAACAGATCCTCTTTTATTTAGACAAGGAAATACATACAAGTTTCAGCTTACAACTATAATTGATACAGTTGCATTAGGTGTAACTATTAACTTTAGTACTGTTGATACTACTTGTACTTTAGCCCCATCAGCCCCAGTATATACTTTTACTAATAGTCCTGATCCTGATATTACTTTATTAAGTAGTGCTATTTGCTTTGATCCTTTGACAGGATTAGTAAATTTCACAATAGGTGATGGTACAGGTACAACAAATGTTAATGATTATACTTTTTCATTTAGTACATCTGATGGAGTATCACCTGCTCTACCATTATTAGATAATGCAGGTAATCCCATTACCTCAAGTAATGGAAGTTATAATATCTATGCTCCTATTAAGATTCAAACAACTGCGCCAGGTGGTGGTACTGCATTAGGATATACTATTACAAATGCTGTAGTATCAGGTGGTAGCACTACTTATACCTACACAGGTGGTATTAATGCGTTTACTGTAGGACAAGAAGTATTTGTAAATAGTATAAATCCAGATACTTTTGCTTTTGCAACAACTTCTAAAACAATTACTGCAGCAACTCCCAATTCATTCACAGTTGGATCTTTTACTCCTGCAGGTACTTATCAAACAGGTGGCACTGCATCAGGGTATGCAGAACTTACTGATAATATGACTATTACTGTAGACTTGCAACCTGCACAAAATGTTATTATACTAACTAATCAAAACTATTCAGGCCTTACTTTAATTCAAGCATTAACTCAAATTGCAACTGCAATTAACAATGCTGGTGTTTATACAGCATCTGCAGTAGTAATTGCAGGATTACCATATCTTAAAATAGATGTGCCTGATTCTACTTATACAAGTGCATCTGTAATATTTGAAGGACCTAATATCCTTACAAAAGGAGGTCCTGATATTCCTCAAATTTCACAAGCTGGTTCACCTGCATATGCAACTTCTTCTTCTGTAAGTTATAATGACTTTTTATATGCATCATATTATACATCAACTACTGCAGAAATTATAGCATCAGATGTTAATCTTGTAGATCCTCCAACTAGTTATGGTCACGATATTGATATACCTATTTGGACAATGGCATTAGTTGAACAAGCACCACCTACTACTGTATATTCTTTAGATCATATTGTTAGTGGTGGAGACTACTCTTTAAACATTGCAACTAATTCTAATACAGGATATATTTATGTTGCAGATAACACTACAGTATCAGTGTATAATGGAACTACTTTTGTAGATAGTCAAGATCTTTCTCTTCTATTTAATGGTCCTACAACTCCTATAAGATTAATGGAGTATAATACTACAGATAATTACTTGTATGTATTTACTGATGGTTCATCTAACAACTTTCGTATTGTATTAAATCCATTAGTGGGGACTTGGAGTGTGGGTCATGTAGGTACTTATGCTCAAACTAATTATTTAAAAAGAGGTAATATTACAGCTTGGAATAATATAACAACTGGACCAACTGCAGCAATGGGTACTATTACAAGTGCACCTCCTGAACAACCTATACTTTGTTCTACAATGCCTTGTGCTTGTATTGCTGGTGGCCCTGTTGCTCCACCATGTCCTACGGGAGTACCTAATTGGGTAGTAGGGCGCAATGATGGTGTTAGATCAGAGTTATTTCAAGATAGTACAAAAAATTGGCCTGTAGGCAATTCATATGATACAGGATTTTTTAAGGTATATAATTTTGATACACAACAATTAGGATTTAAAACATATTATGATGCAGGAGATCCTTATTATAATTTACGAGGAATATCAGGAGATACTATTGCAATATCAGCAGCAATTGATAGTACTTTAACAGCAACAAATGTTACATATTCTACATTTGCTTCTTTATCAGGAGATAGTTATGGACTATTTAGTAGTTATCTTATAGTTGATTATAATGAAAACTTTACTTCTAGAAGTTGGGAAAATACTGCTAGGTATTTAATTGAGAATGGAAGAAATGGAGGATCCAATGGATTTATTGCTACTCCAGTTCTAAATCCAACTTATGTTGTTCCTGATAGCTATGGCAGACGTTTATATGTAAATAGCAATAGGATAGACAAACAAATTAACTTTCTTCAGGGATTAGATGATACAAGTGAGTACTTACTTTATGAAATAAAAGATGGTGGTACTTGTTATAATACAAATAATAATAAAGTATTTGTGTCCCTTGATGGTGGAGTGGTTCAAGTAATTCCTAGTTCAGGTTCTCCTATAATTACTATTCAACTGTATAAAGATTTTCCTGGTACTACTACTCAGGTAGATGGATCATTACAAATGGTGGCAGATCCTAATTCAAATTTAGTATATGGTATTGCTAGAGATGCAAGATCTGATGTTGATGATATGAATATTTATGTATTTAATCAAACAGCTCAAGTAGGTGTTATAGCAGGCTCTGGATTATGGGATGAAAACATTTGTGGTCAGATATCAATGGATTCTGATTTCTTATACTTTACTGGAAAGTACACAAGAAATTTTTATCAATACAATGTTGTTACAGAAGCATGGAATGTTGAAGTTGTTCCTTCTGTATATGAAAAATTTGATGGATATGAATATGGTCCTGCTTCACCTTTATCTAGATTGCAGGGTGGCATAGAAAGAATACAAGGAGCAACTCATATAGGTGGAGGAAAGTTTGTTGTAATGAATTACTTACAACAAACATTTAGTACAGAACTTAAATATGTTTATGATGTAGCAAACTTATTTGTGTACGATTATGCAACTAATACTGTAGATCAAGCATTAGTAGGTACAGGTGTTAGTTCTTATTCTGGAGCAGCCACTTCTTATAATCTTAATTATCATGGTGAATTTTTTGGAATAAATGATTATAACACTGATTATTGCTATGGTGGATTAGGAATTAAAGTAGATTCTAATGGTAGAATATTTTGGAAAAAAGCTGTTTCTGATCAAATCTATATGTCAGAATCACACACTGAATCTGGTGTTGCTCAAATATGGGGTACAGGAGCTGCAGGAGATTGTCCTGCTAGTAAGTTAATTAGGATATGGAATATTCAATCTAATGGTTCATTAGTTCAATCTAAAAGAACAATTTTAGATGCATATAGTCAATTTTCTTATATAGCTTATGATTCTTTTAATGAAAGAGTTATTACAATTCCTATAACTCAAAGTAATGTAAGTGCTCAATTTTATGTAATTAATCCCAATAACTTAGTTGGTTCATATGGTGTAAATGATAATGGTATTACTGGTAAATATAATGTTGCATCAAATATAGGAGGACTAGCTGTAAGTACATATTTAAGTGGAAAACAAACAACTGTATATGATGTATCTATAGATAATGTTCTTAATACAATTACATATAGTGTAAGACCTAATGCTATTAATGCTGGGTATAATGGAATATTTCCTCATCATTATGCAGTGGGGGAAGTTGTTAAAATATCAGGAATTGTAAGTTCTCCAGTAGATGAATTAAACTTTCCAAATAGCAATACTAGTTCAACTACTTATGCAACTATTCTTTCAGTAACTCCAACTACATTTACTATTGCTAATGACTATAATGCAACTGCTACATATACAAGTGGTGGTACTGTAATAGATGCAGTATGGGCTAGTATTTATACAGCAAGTAATTTTGGAAGCATGGCAATAGATAATAAAGGAAGTATTATTCTTACAGGAACTGGTGCAGGTAATGGTATAACAGGATACAATAATGCAGGAACTACATTTGTATTAAAGTATGAATCAGATGATTTATTTACACAGAGAGAAAATCCTAAAGTATATACAACAGGAATTACAAGTTCACCATGTGTTGCTACACCTGATCAATTATTTCGTGGTTTGGGAACACCATCTGTAGGCAGAGGTCATGGACAATTAAGTAATGCATTTTTACTTCATGTTCCTACTCAAAATACTTATTGGGTAATGGGTAGCAAAAATCCATCTTGTACTATTTCTGGAATTACAGGTGTTACATATAATCCTATTGCTCAAACTATTAGATATGATATACCTAACAGTTTTGCAGTTGGAAAAGTTATTAGCATTAGTGGGATAATTCCTTCAACATTTAATTTAACTAGAGTGCCTATTATAGCAGCAGATCCTACTGGATTTGAGATATCTTATACAGGAGCATCTCCAGGTACATATGTTAGCGATGGTTCAGTTTCTCTTAGTGGCAACTATGTAATTAAAGTATTAGATGATGCTACATTAGCAACAATAGCAACAATTGATTTATCATTTATAAATGGTTTATTAGATATTTGGGGAAATCCTGATAGTTTTGGTGGAAGATTCCAATACTCTGAAGATACAGATGAAATTTATTTGTACTCTAATAACCCTACAGAACCTGTTTATGTATTTAGTACAATAACTAATAGCTTAGTTAGAAGTAGTTCATTTAACAGAATGACAAATCCTTATAATAAATTAAGTACTGTATTTACATTAGAAAATGCATATGGTGTTCCTTATTTTAGTGCATATGCTCTTACAGATACTCCCACTAGATTATGGTTTAGATTAGATCTTGGTAACAGAACTTATCAAGATGATACGCACGATTATCTAAACATTACATCAAGTGATGGTTTAACTAGTGCAACTGATACATATGATCTTTACTCATTTAGTAATCTTTCTGATACATTTGGTCAATGGAAAGTAAACACTGATACTACTTGGGCAAGTATTCCTGGTGGATCTAACATTACAGTAAATGCAAATGAGATTATAGAGTTTACAATGTTTAGTACATCTAACACTTTATTGTCTGTTGAGAACACTACAACAAGTACTATCTATGATGTTCCAAGTTATACTAACTTAGCAACATTCCCTACTTACAATACACTAAACTCAATGTTAGCATTTGTAATTAAAGCAGATAGTGTTAACTTAAGTAATGGAGATGTACTTCTGTTTACATTTGATAATCCACAAAACCCTAGTTGTCCATTTATTAACTCAGTAACTATAAACTTCTAATGATAACATTTGATTTAACTTACACATTTGACCCAACTGCTTTAGGTGGATACTTAGAGTATAGAAAAGTAAACTTTGATGGAACATTTAGTCCTTGGGTTACTGCTACTAATAGCATTGGAAATATCAATGGATATATTACACCTCTTACAGGAACTCTAACAGGAGTTCAAGGTAACATAGGTAATCCTCCTGATTTCTTAAGTAATACAACTTATCAATTTAGAATGAGGCAAGTATGTCAAGATGGTGTCACTGAAACATTTAGTCCTATTGATGGAGATTACTATTCATTTCAATGTGCTGATGTCAGTATAAGAAGTTGGGTATGGAATTTAAATGGCGGTGGTTATTATATCCCTGTTACAATATATCCTTTCTCTTCTTCAACAAGTGTTGTTGGATATGAAATAATAGTATATGATGATTTAACACAACCACCACTAGCTACATATATTTTAGATCAAGTAGATGCAATAGCAAATTTACCTTCTCCTTATATTTATATCTTAGATCAAAATAATATACCAGGAGGTATTGCATTTGCTACTACATATTATATTACTGTAAATGTAATTATAACAACTTCAACTGGTACTGAAACAACTATAAATTGTCCTTCTAAATCAGTGGTTACACCTACATGTAGCATGTATAGAATTGATACAGGAGATGAATGGTATATAGAATGGACAGATTGCGATGGTAATCAACTATCTTGTGGTAATGCTATTCCACATCCTCCAACAGTTAATGGAATAGGAACTCCATTTAGTATTTGTTCTATAGGTAAGCCCAATACTTATTTTTGTGGAGGTGGTGGTGTATTGTTGCCTCCTAGATTTAATTCATCAGGTGTAGTAACAAATGGAGCACATGCTACAGACATAGGACCTTGTGATCCTAGTCAATATAATTATGATACATCAACAAGTCCACCCACACTAGATGGTCAACCTTGTCTTCCATGCATTTAATATTCAGGTTGTTGGTAGCCCTGAGCAGGTGACATCCCCTTAGCAATAAGGGGGTTCACCCTAAAATATAAAAGATGAATAAGATAAAAGAAGTATATAGCTCCATTGTCAAATGGAAAAAGTCAGATGAGTATTCTGCAAATAGAATAGGAATGCCTTTAGATGAATACGTTTCTCTTAAAAGGTTAGTGTATAAAAAGATGTTGCACTATAGAGAAACAGTAGATGAAGCAATACAAGATGCAATAGAAAAATCAATTATAGGAGAAGTCTGCCCTACTAAAATAGAGCTTGGTATTTACAAAACAATTGAAGAAAAAGGAGGGGTGATAAAATCTCATAGTGATATGGATTCTGGTAAAATGACTTTAGAAGCTTACTCTTCTAAAGAACCAAAGACTCCAGAAGAGATTATAGAAATACTAAACATAGATACAACTAAGTGGAGATTATCTCAATACTGGAACAAACAAAAAGGAACAGGTTGGTTAATCTCAGCATTAGTGACACAGATACATAAGGAGGAAACTGACCTCCTTAATTTTTATGGTATGCTTTCTGACTACAAGTTTCCTAAAGTAGAAACTACCTTTAAAACTAAAAAGTCAGATCTTTTAGAAGGTGTGTGTGGTATTCTTAGTTTACAAGATCTTCATTTTGGAAAGCCTGGTAATGAGTCAATGTCTAGCATAGCTATAAACACAGTGAATAATCTTTTAGATAAATGTCGTGATAGCTATGATCTAGAAAAGGTTGTGATTGTATTAGGAGGAGATACTCTACAAGTAGATACATTCAACAACACTACAACTAAGGGTACACCTGTAGAAGCAAGTATGTCTGCACAAGATGCTTACATTCAAGCCTTTGAAGGATTATATCTACTTTTGTCATTAGTTAGAAACTATGCTAACAATGTGCATGTAATGTTTATACCAGGGAATCACGATAGACTTAGTTCATTTCACTTAGTACATGCATTATCTCAGTCATTTGGAGATGCAGATGGTTTTACTTTCTCTAGCCAATATGCTGAAAGAAAGGTGCTTGTGTATGGAGAGAATATGTTTTGCTTTGAACATGGTGATATATCTAAAAAGATGACTCCATTAGTATACGCAACTGAGCATCCATATGAGTGGGGCCAAACTAGTTATAGAACTTTATTTACAGGTCACTTGCACACTAAAAAGACAACTGAGTTTGTAACTGATAATGAAATACATGGATTTACAATAAAAGTGTTACCTTCACTTTCAGCAACAGATTACTGGCATTATCATAATAAGTTCACTGGCAATAAAAGAGCTGCTGTACTTGAGTTGTACAATCCTGTAAATGGCAAAGTTGCAGAGTTTAACTACAATTATAAACTTTAAAAATTTATCTTTTAAAAATCAAAAAAATTTTGTAAATTATATATGAATAGTGCAGTGAAATTAAACAGAAAGGGTCCGAGGTATAAAGCACCTAGATTGAACACATTATCAGATGAATGGGTATCTGATATCTATAAGTCTAAGGAGTGCCTAGTCAAAGACCAAAAGAGTATAAAGAAGATTATCATTGCTGCTAATGAATTGATTGCAAAAGAAATAATTGACACAAGAGATGGTATAGAGTTACCTGAGCAATTAGGTTATATGTTTCTTGGAACTTGTCAACCAAAAGTTAGAAAGAATGTAGACTTTAAAACAACAGATCATTATTTAAAAGTAATACAACATAGAAATTGGGAAAGTGATAACTACTTAGCTAAAATCTTTTACAGTAATTATGAAACTAAATACAAATTTAAATTTAATGAGTTGTGGGGATTTAAAGCCTGTAGAAACTTTACAAAAGAGGTTGGCAGAAAGTATCCTGAAAACTGGAAGAAATACATTCAAGTTGATCATACTTTAAAGATTGCAAGCTTGTACAGAAGTGCTATGTATCAAGATGAAAGAAAAGAATTAGATGAATATAGATTAGAAAATTATAATCCATTAGAACTATGATGAAAGCATTATTAACTTTCTTGAGAGGCCTTATTAAAGGTGTAACAGAAATTAAAGAAGAAACTGAGCAGCTTACTGGTGTATATAGTGTATCAGATGAGATGACTCAAAAGATAAAGAAGTTTGAAGGCTATATGTCTAAAGCATATCCTGATGCAGGAGGTGTATGGACTATTGGCTATGGTAATACATTCTATGCTGATGGCACTCCTGTTAAACCTGGAGAGACTATTACTAAAGCAGAAGCTGAAAAACTATTCTCAGATGTACTAAATCAGTTTGCTGGTATGGTATCAGATGTAGTTAGAGTAGAGTTAAATGATTGTCAGTTTGATGCATTAGTTAGCTTTACATACAATGTAGGAATTGGTAATCTTAAGAAAAGTACATTACTTAAAAAAGTAAATGCAGATCCTGAAGATGAAACAATTAGAAATGAATTTAATAAGTGGATTAAAGCTGATGGCAAAACACTTGCTGGATTAGTCAAAAGAAGAAAAGACGAAGCAGATTATTACTTTGGTAAAACTTGTAAATAATGGTAGCAACAGTATCAGAAGCAATTAGTAGAATTAGGAATCAGATTAAATCTGTAAACATAGATGCCTTTGTTACAGATAGATATATCTTTTCTTTAATTCTCAAACACGTATCATGGCTCATTAAAAGAGAGGATGATAAAGGTGTACTTAGAAAGTACAACAATATATTTCACACCTTAGACTATTTCTGTTTAATAGATGTAGATAAAGCAGACACTGGTTGTTTTTGCATAGAATCAGGCTGTACTATTAAGAGAAGCAAGGATAAAATTCCCCCTGCGTATGAGGGTAGTTATGGTCCTATCATTAGATCTATTACAAGTATAGATGGAACTACTCCACTTACTTTAACTTTTCCTTCTACTTATCAAGCTATGATTAAGCAGAAGACATTTAGATATAACAAGACTCCTTACTACTACATTGTAAATGACTATATCTATGTACCTAGTGTAGATTGGCCAGCAATTAGAGTGGAAGGATTATTTAGATCTGGTATTGGTCAATACAATTGTGATACAGACCATGATTGTATTTATAGACAAGATGAGCCATTCTCAGTACCTATGTACTTATATGGAGAAATGGAACAAAGTGTAATGAAAGATTTAACTACAAGTTTACAAGTTCCTCAAGATATTAATCAAGACTTCTTAAGCAACACTAAGTAATGAAGACAGAACTCCAATATAGAAACTTTGATGATTTAATGAATTCTGTCAGAAGTGATTTCTACACTTATGATCAGGATAACTTTATCAATCCTCAAGAATTATTAAAGATTGCAATTAAGATCAATTATGAACTTGGTTTAAAGATTAATCAATCAAGGGGTAAAATGATTGATGTAAAAGATGGCAGAGCTAAACTTCCTGCTGATTTTTATGTAATGAATTTTGCAATGTTGTGTGGGGTTGGTAATGATACATATACAAGTTGTGTATCATCACAGATTCAGACAATGTATGATCAAATGTTAAAACTTGCAGAGATTACAAATGCAAGACCATTGATTCAAGTGGCTGATTTATCTGTTGGAGATAACATTGTAACTCATAATTTAGCTTCAACTAATATTGTACTTACTGTTCAAAATTCAAGTAAAGATTATGTAAACTTTGAATATGTAATTATCAATCCTGATCAAGTAAAGATTAAAGTATTTGAACACTACGCAGGTGCAAGAATTAACATTATTGCTGCTGCTAACATTGTAGCCAATTGTTCTATTTCTGTGGACAATTGTCCAGATGGTTGTAAGATTACAGAGACAAGACCAGGGTTAATTAGAGAATTTCCTAGACCAGTTCCTATTGAGATTTTACCATATAACTATGGGGAACCAGAGTGTAACTTAAGAAATGTAGGTTCTTATAATTATAGACTTAAAATTAGAGATGGATTTATTCATACTATTAATTTTAAAGAAGGTAGAGTATATATTAACTATGAATCTGTAATGGAAGATGATGAAGGTAATTTATTAGTGCTTGATCATCCAGTAGTTAATGACTATTATGAATATGCTCTTAAAGAAAGAATACTTGAGAACTTATTTTTAAATGGTGAGAATACTAGTCAAAAGTTACAGCTTATACAAGCTAAGCTTAGACCTGCAAGAACAAATGCTCTTAGCTTTATTAATACTCCTGACTTTGGTGAACTAAAGAGAATGTGGGAGAAAAATAGAAAAGCAATGTATGCTAAGTATTATAATATGTTTAATAGCTATGCGTGGTATGGTGGGTTTAAAACTGTAAGGGGACCTTATGAGAATTACTAAAAAAGTAAGAGTAAATACATTCAATTGTTCTATCTTATTTGTAATAACAAATGAGATGGGAAAGTCAGAAAAGTATTTACAAAAGAAATATGCAAAGGGAACATTAGTTCCTGGTACTGCAGCTGAAGAAGCAGAAGGTATTACTATTACTGTAGATGGTGGCTTATACATTGTAATGATAGATGCTAAGTTTCTTAATCATAACACAATAGGTCATGAGTTATTTCATGCTGCAAAAAGAATAGCAGAAGATAGAGATATTACAGATGAAGAAACATGTGCTTGGTTGATGGGGTTTCTGTGTGAAGAATTCTATAAATTTATAGGCAGTGAAAAAGTCAAAAAAGAATTTGAAAAAGTAGATAATCAAAATGGCTAAACAGCAAGATAACACTCAAAATTTAATTGATGCAAAGTCTAATACTTATACTAAAGGACTTTACAAAGATTTTAATGATAGCTATGTTCCTGAGGGAGTTTGGACTAATGCAATTAATGCTATGACAAGTTCTAACTTAGGAGATGGGGGTACTATTGGAAATGAGCCATCTACTCAATATTGCACATCTACTAATTTTGATGTTATTGGAATTGTTCGCAGAGATGCGACAACTTGGTTTGTTTGTTCTACAAATGACATAACAAGTGAGATTGGAATATTTGATGAAAATAGTTGTGAGTATACTAGATATATTTCATCTAGTTGTTTAGGATTTAAAAGATCAAATTTAATTACAGGAGTTACTCAATCTAATTTTGATTGTACTTACACATTTTATTTTGCAGATGGATTAAATCCAGATAGAGCTATTAATCTTGATAAAATTCCTTGGTTGATTAAACAATATGATACAACTAATCCTGATTGTCCTGAGCCAATTTATTATGATCCTCCTGTTTTAGATTGTGATAAAACAAGATTACACTATCTAATAGATCTACCTTGTTTCTCCATTGTAAGATCTAATAGTTCAGGTACATTATTTAATGGATCATATCAAGTAGTAGTTGCTTATAGCATCAATGGTTTAAGAGTGAGTAATTACTTTATGCCGAGTAATATTGTAAGTATTTGGGATCATGAGAATAATGGTGGATCAATAGATTTAACATTTACTCAAATAGATACAAACTTTGAGGAATATGAAGTTGTACTAATAAGCACTATTAATTCTGTAACTAATGCAAAGCGTGTTGGTTTTTTTAATACTTCTCAAACTAAAGTACACATTGATAATAACAATGATACATTAGTTCAAGTACCACTTGAAGATATTCCAATTAATCAGACAATATATGAAACATCTGACAAGATGTTTTTATTAAACTTTTATCTATTAAGAACTGGAATGAAAAGCAAAGCTGATTTTAATTATCAGCCTCTTGCAAATCAAATTGTTACAAAATGGGTACAAGTAGAATATCCTGCAGATTATTATGTAAAAGGTAATAATGAAACAGGATATATGAGAGATGAGATATATTCTTTCTTTATTAGATGGGCTTATAAGACAGGTGATAAATCTGCATCTTATCATATTCCAGGAAGACCTATTAGACCAGGCTGGGATAACATAACAGTTAGTGGTCCTGATGTTCTTCCTTATGATAATAATGGAGCTACATCAGCTGAAAAGTGGAGAGTCTATAACACAGGGATTTCACTTGGAGGATCTGGCTCAACAGCAGATGGTGCAAAAATTAGAAACAAAGGATATATGGCTTATTGGGAATCTGAAAATAGATATCCCAACAAACCTAGAATTTGGAATCCTAGTGAATATACTTGGAGTACTATTACTACAACCCCTTATCCTAATTCACAAATTAGTGACTATGATTTGTGTGGACAATACATTAGGCATCATAAATTTCCAGATGACATAGTTTCTCCAATTTATGATAATGCGAATAAATCAATTCAATTATTAGGTATACAATTTGAAAATATAAAACCACCTCTTGATGAGAATGGAGATGTTATTAAATCAATTGTTGGATATGAAATATTAAGAGGATCAAGAACTGGTAATAAAACAGTTATTGCAAAAGGTTTGATTAATAATATGTTTGAGTATGACATACCTAATCAACCTAATGCAAAAGCACTATATCAGAACTATCCATACAATTGTTTAGATCCTGATTATTATTTATACAAAAACACATGGTATAATCCTCCAGGACCACAAGAGCATGATGACACTAAGAATCCTATAACACTATATAGAAAAGATTACTTTACATTTCATACTCCTGATTTTAATTTTAGAGGAACTTATTTAAATCCAAATGAGGTAAGAGTTTATTCAGAATACTATGGTAATTCTATAGGAACTTTTACACCACCTTATGGTCATCCTAAACATAAAATTCCATCACAAGGTGCATTTATAGGATGTCTACTATTAGGACTTGGTTCTGCTATTTTAGCTTTAGTTGGAAAAAAGACAACAGTGAAAGGTAACACTGCAAAAGACCCTACTTCAATTCCTTTAACAACTGCTGTTGGAGTTGCAGGTGGTGCTGGTGGAAAAGCAGCATTAGCATATGCTGCAGCATTGGGTGGTACTTTTGCAGGAGGTTTTTTAGGTCCTGCTGGTTCAGGATCTTGGGTAGGAGCTCCAACAATGAACTCTGAAGGAAATGAACTTACTACTTTAAATCCTTCTACTAAAAAACCTGGAATACTTCCTGACATAATGAGTTTTATTACTCAGATGAATTTAATATTTAGCATTGGTGGATTCATGTTAGCTCAAGGATTTGGTAATGCTATGAAGCTTGTAATGGAACTTTTGCCTTGGAGACAATATGCATTACAATATAATAGCCATGGATTTTATAGTTCAAAAAAGAATCCTCAAAATCAAAACTACAGAAGACAAATTAAAGCAGCTAGATATGTTGAGTCAGGTGTTCAAGTATTTGATGGAACATATACCGTGAATAATTTATTTAGACCAAATACTGCAATAATAAATACAATTGGAACATTAGTAAATCCTTCAACAATTGATCAAAGTAGAAGAACTGTAAATCAATTAAAAGCTTGGACAACAACAAATAATAATTTTACTTTAAACATTTCTTCTTATTATGTAGGATTAAAGTTAGATTTAAAAGGTGCATATGGTCAATTATCATCTATAACTCAGATTCCTGTATCAACTTGTGTAGAGAAGATTGTATATACAAAAAACTATCCTCACACTTCTTCTGTTTATTTTAGAGGAGATGTCTACATTAATAGATATACTGAGAAAAATACATTTCCATTATTTAATCAATGGCTATTTAACATGCCTGATGGAACTGACTTTGATTATAAGCTATATGCTAATGTTGCGTATCCTAGATATTGGTCTACATTTGAAGGAATAGACTTTAATGATATTTCAATTAACACAAGTGCATTTCCTAGACTTAGTTTAAATCCTTTAAGATTTATTAGAGATTTTGCTCGCAAGTTTGCAAAATTAGTAACTAATCCAGTTGGTACAATTACTAGTTGGGTACTTGGCCCAAGTAAATTATATCATTTAGATAGAGATCCAAATTCATATAGATTAAGAATTCAGGATATGTTAAAGAAGACATTCTATATTAAGAATGGATACTTCTATCTTTTTGTAAATGGGGTTAAGGATTTTTATTGTGAGTCTGAGATTAATTTAGCAAGTAGAGATTATGGTGCTCTACCTTCTGAGCAATTCTATAATCCATATGGCAACACTAATCTATATGAGTTATTTAGAACAGACATTATAAAAGTGCCAGAGTTCTTTAAATATGATTATAGTTTATCTGTATCAAAAGCTTCAATAAATAATACAAGTTGGTCAAGTGTTTTGCCTAGATCATATGATCCAGATATTCCTGCATCTTGTTTTGAATATTATCCTGCTAGAATGGTTTATAGTTTGCAGCAGCAGTATGAACAATCTAGAGATAACTGGAGAATATACTTAAACAACAACTACAAAGATTTTGAAAATGTAATTACTAATGTAAAGCCAATTAATAGAACAGGTTCTGCTATTTTCTTTGATGATGCAACACCTACAACTATTAATGGGGTAGATGAATTACAAACATCTACAGGTAATAGAATTACAATTGGTGATGGTGGTTTATTTAACCAACCATTTCAAGCTCTTGTAAATGCAGATCTTGAATTAGAATATGGTTCTTGTCAATCTACAAGAAGTGTAATTAATACTACATATGGTATTTTCTACATGAGTCAAAGAAATGGAAAGATTATGCAGTTAGCTGGTAATCAGATAGTTGATATTTCTATGAATGGTATGAGATATTGGTTTGCAGAAAATCTGATATACAGTTTGACAAAATCTTTTCCAAATTACGATTTAACAGATAATCCTGTAAAAGGAATTGGATGTCAAACAACATATGATAATCAATATGAGATTGTATATTTCTCTAAAAAGGATTATAAGTTATTGCCTGGAATAGAAGTAGGGACAGATATAGAGTATATGCCTGACACTAAAAACTTCCGAGTAACATCATACTCATATAATTTCAAAGTTACTTATGGATCAAGTACAACTCAATTACAAGATGGCTATCAGATATCTGGAAATATAAATGGATATGATCTTGCAACATGTACTTACACTGCAACAGTTCCTACAAATGCAGGTATTGAATCATTTGTAAATTGTGTGGCCACTGAAATAGAAAAAGCACCAAATATTAAAAAAGCATTTCCTTATATTTCAGATGGTAGTTTTAAAATTAATATTACACTGATTGATTCTAAAGTACCTGCCAATATTCAATTAAATCTTATTAATAAATTTGTAGTTACTTTAATTCCTATTAACACATCTAATAAAACTTTAATTGATCCTAGCGATACTAACTACTTTGAAGATTGCTCTTGGACTATTAGTTATGATCCTAAAACTAAGATGTGGATAAGTTTTCATGACTGGCATCCTAACTTAGAGTTCTCTACAAATGATCATTTCTACACTATAAAAGGTAATGACTTTTGGAAACACAATGTATTATGTAATAGCTATAATAATTACTATGGTGTAAACTATGGATGGGAGATAGAGTTTCCTGTAAACACAGGTGCTTCGGTTACTACAATAAAAAGTGTGGAGTATTACTTAGAAGTATTCAAATACAACACAGGATGTGTAGATAGATATCATGTGTTGGATGGAAACTTTGATCAAGCTCTTATTTATAATACAGAACAAACCTCAGGTTTATTAAATTTACATATTAAACCTAAAAATAATCCTGTAGCTTTGTTAAATTACCCTAAGATAAATTTAGATAGTATAGATATTCATGTGGCTAAAGAAGAGAATAAATACAGATTTAATCAATTCTGGGATGCTACAAGAGATAGAGGTGAGTTTAATGGCTTACAAATTACTAACTTTATCACAGAATGTAATGGCTATAGGAAGAATCTAAATCCTCAAGCTGTTAATTATGCTAAGTCACCTTTGCAAAGGAAGAAGTTTAGACACTATGGAAATAGAGTTATCTTAAGAAGATTGCAATCAGGATCTGAAAAAATGAATTTAAAAGTAGTAACAACAAAAGAAACTCTAAGTCCACGATGAAAACTGACAAGCTTCTTCACCTTATCCAACAAAAGAGAGTAATGCGCTCAGGTGGTGCATTGCCATTACCTAAAGCTCAGCAAGGTATGGTAGACTATTATTTTAATACACCAAAAAAACCTGTAAAGAAAGAAACACAAACAGGTGGTTGTCCTACAGGATGGATTAAAGATCCTGTTACAAAAAAGTGTATAAGAGATACTTCAAATATGCCTAAGGTAAATCCAGAAGCAGATAGGAATCCAGAGAATTTAGATACATACTTATATGTTACAAATCAGTTAACTCCTGCAGAAAGACTTCAGTATGATATAGTTTATAAACTTATGAGACAGCATTCTGCAGATCCTGCATCTCCAAAAAGTTTGTTTTTAGATTCAATGAAAGAGGGTGTTCGTCAAACAGGTGGTCAAGGTGGTGTATACTTTGATACTACAAATCAAGGTAATAGCTTTTATGAGCCTTTAACTAAGACTATACATTTATCAGATGCAGATAAACATATACCAGGAGTTGTTCCTCATGAAATGTTTCATTACTGGCAAGACATAAATGGAGACTCTGGTTATTCAGAATTTTATCCTGGTCCTTTAAAAGAACCAACTATTCCTTCAGGGAATGATGCAGCAATGCAATATTGGAATAGAAGAGCATTAGATCAAAAATATATTACTGATGAATTTTTATCTAACAATCCATCATTCAATTTTGCTTCTCCTGAAGTAGTTTATAATAGATATGTTAACCCTGCAATGTATGATACTCCTTGGACTTTAGAAGGAGAAGCTAGAAACTTTGAAAAGCAATTTCAAGGGCCTAGTCCATATGCTCAAGATTATGGATATA